GGACGCTTGTCCCCAGACGGGCAGATTCCGGGGGGCGTACCCGATTTGCTGGGCGGGTTTTCCAGTTCCTAGAACATGGAAAACCCGAGCCGACGATTTGGAGAAAAAACGCGCGTCCTGTAGGCTACGAGCGTGGCCTGCGACACCGGATGTTGCGGCGACAAGGAGGTCAAATCGTGTCCCGTCTGCGGGAGCGGTGTGCCTGCGTCTCTCGGGTACAAGCCGAGAAAGTATTGCTCGAGCCGCTGCGCCAGCATTGCGTCGAAGGGTCTGCATCTTCGCCGCAACCAGCCGTGCTTCTGCTTCAAGTGCGGAGTCCGCGTGGGCTATCCAGGCCGTGGGCCGAGGTCTGGAATCCAGTGCGAAAAGTGCCTGGCCGCCTACTGCCGTCCAAGGAGGCTGCTTGATCAAGCGTGCGTCCGTTGCGGAGGGGCATTCAGTTCGCCGTACAAAAAGAAGTTCTGCTCTCGTCGGTGTCAGCATAACGGAAAAGGCATCATCCACGGCGATCCAATACAGTGCAAGCGATGCGGAAGGAACTTCAAGACAAACAAAGCGAATCAGCAGTATTGCTCGTATAAGTGCGCCTGCCAGGCGAAGGTTTATGAATGTCTCTGCTGCGGCGTTACATTCACACGCAAGAGGCATAAAAGCGGCGCCTACTCGGTGCAGTCGAAATACTGCTCTCGCGAATGCGCGTTCGACGCACGCCGCCGCAAACTGCCGTGTGCCTCTCGCCCGCTAGAGGTTGCCCATAAACTTGCCGGCTGGTTTCTCGAGTGGCGCCGAGAGGCCGCTGAACCGCCGAAGCACGAGACGATTGCCTGCGCCCGCTGCGGAGAGTCTGCCATCGTCGGCTTCGGCTCCGGCAAGACCATGTGTGATCGGTGCCAGTCGCTGCGGTTTTGCAGCGAATGTGGTTGTGAGTGTCAACCAGGAAGGCGGCTATGCGGCCAGTGTGCAAAAGACCGTCAAATCAAGAGCCGCCGCGAAAACAAGCGACGCAGAAGGCGGCTGTGCGGTCACGCATGTACGTTCAGGCAAAGGTGCAAGAAGTACGGCGCCGCCTACACCAAGGTGAGCAAGAAGGTGGTCATGGACCGCGCCAACTGGGCCTGCCAGATATGCGGCTGCGAGTTGCTTCCATCATTCACCGTCATGCCAGGCACGAGGACGCCGCATCCTCGATGCCCAACCATCGACCACATCGCCCCTCTGTCGCTGGGGCCGGACGGCCCAGGCCATGTCCTCGACAACTGCCAGGCCGCCTGCTGGAAGTGTAATTGCCTGCGGGGCGCGGAACCGCTCGACTCCTTTGTGCAGCGGTACGCTACAAGCCTAGACTAGCAGTCATGGCACGAGGCCCTGCCCCACTACCGAAGCACGTTCTCAAGCTCCGCGGTTCGGAGGAGGCGAACTACCGAGAGGAACTCGGTACGGCTCCGAAGAATATGCCGGTGCCGCCGGAGTGGATGCGCCCAGCCGCCAAGGCCATGTTCTCGCTCGTGTGCGAATACGCGACGCGAATGGGGACTCTGGCAGAGTCGGACGCCGAGGTCATCGCCAGGTATTCGGTCATTTGGGACAGGTGGCAAGAGGCCGAAAAGAACCTCGCCAAGATGGAGTCTGGATGGGTCGAGGTGCTGGCACCCGACGGATCGCTGCGATTCAGCAGGCCGTCTCGCTGGCAGTCACAGAGCAACCACTGCCATGAGCAACTGCGGCAGTTGGAGACTGTTCTGGGCCTTACTCCGGCCGACCGCACGCGCCTTGGATACGGCGCCGTGAAGGTCACTTCAGACCCCGTGGACGCCCTCTTTGACGACGCAGCGACGGGTTGACATCCGCGAGTTCGCGCGGCTGCTGAAGCATACGGAGTCCCCGTTCACCGGCCAGCCGTTCATCCCGGCCCCCTGGCAGGACGAATACCTCGACCGCCTCTTCAACACGAAGCGGCCGGACGGCCGGAGGCAGTACCAGCGGAGCCTGCTGGCTTTGCCGCGGAAGATGGGCAAGACTGCCATGTGTGCCGTCATCGGCGCCTACGAGGGGTTCTTCGGCGAGGCCGGCGGCCAGATTCTCATCGCTGCCGGGGATCGGAAGCAGGCGAGCCTCCTGTTTACGGCGTGCTCGAGGTACATCGAATCCTGCCCCGGCCTGCTGAAGCGGTGCAAGATATACAAGAACTCCATCGTCATCCCGCACAAGCAGAGCACGATTCAGTTCCTTTCCAGCGAGCACAAGGGCAAGCACGGCTACAACCCGAGCCTGGTGGTGGTGGACGAATACCATGTCCAGACCAGCCGGGATCTGGTCGATGTGCTGGAATCGGGTATGGGTGCGCGAGCCGAGCCGCTCGTCATCTATGTGACCACGGCCGGCATGGATCGCGTCGGCCCCTGCTATGACGAGTGGCAGCGGGCCTTGAAGGTCAGGGACGGCCTGATCGACGATCCGACGTTCTTGCCGTGCATCTTCGCGGCCCCCGACGATGCCGACCCGTTCGATGAGGCCACCTGGCGCATTGCCCAGCCGAACTACGGCACGACCGTACGGAAGGAGTTCATGGAACGCGAGGCGTCGCTCGCCCGCGAGAGCGTCGTCCAGGAGATCAAGTTCAGGACGCTGTACCTGAACCAGTGGGTGTCAAACGGGGCAAACCGCTACTTCCGCACCGGCACCATCGACAAGTGCCTGACTCCCACCAGGCCCATCGGTGACCGCATCGCCTACTGTGGCCTTGACCTGTCGAGTAACACCGACACCACGGCGTTCGTCGCCGTCTGGCAAGACGATGACGGATCGGTCGACGTTCACGCGCATCTCTTCATCCCAGAGGAGAACGCCGACAAGCCGGAAGCGCCGTATCGGCAATGGGCCAAGGATGGATTCGTTACACTAACAGAAGGCGATCTTGTCGATTTTGACGCGGTTCGGAACTACGTCCTCTCGTTTTGCGAGAAGAACGCAGTCCGCGCCGTGGCTATTGATCGCTGGAATGCCACGCATATCACGACCCAGTTGGTCGCTGAAGGGATTGACGTCAAGCCCTACGGACAGGGCTACGCCAGTTTGTCGGCGCCGACGAAGTTGCTTGAGGCGCTGGCATTGGGAGGCCGGCTTCGACTCGGTGACAACAAGGCGATCGCCCTCCACTTGAGCAATATGCAGTGCCGCGTCGATGACGCCGGGAACGTCAAGCCTACAAAACAACACTCTCACGCGACCGCAAGGATCGACGCCGCCGTGGCCTTGATCATGGCCTTGGGCCTCGCCAGCGGCGAAACCCACGGCCCCGAGGAAGACCCGAAACTGGTGGTGTTCTAAGCGATGCCTGACTTCGACGACGAAAACATCGGCGACATCCTGGAGTTGCGATCCAGCCTCTCCCGCGTCTTCGAGGAAATCGTCGAGAACAACAAGACGACGGCCGGCGTCACGATCAGCCCCGAGAGCAGCCTTCAGTGCAGCGCGGTACTTTGCTGCGTAAGAGTCCTATCCGAAAGCATCGCTTCGATGCCATTCAACCTCTACCGGCGCCTGCCGGGTGGAGGCAAGGAAATCGCCGAAGACCAGCCGCTCCAGGAAGTCCTCGCCTACCAGCCGAATGACTGGATGACGAGTTTCGAGTGGCGGGAGTGGATGATGAGCCAGTTGCTCCTCTGGGGCAACGCCTACTCCCTCATCAAGCCAGGCCGCCGCGGGGCCGTCGACCAACTGATCCCCCTGCACGCCAGCCGGATGAAGATCGTCCGGCTCGAGAACGGCCGGCTCCAGTACCAATACACCGAGCCGATGCAGGCCGAGCCGAAGAAGTACCGGCAGGATCAGATTTTCCACCTCCGCTGGCTCTCGAGCGACGGCGTCACCGGCTACATCCCGATCTCGCTCGCCAAGGACGCCATCGCCCTCGCCAGGGCGACGGAACTGCACTCGAGCGCGTTCTTTGGCAACGGCGCCCAGACGGGGACGTATATCGAAACCGACCAGCCGTTCAAGCCGGACGCCCTGCGGAACTTCAAGAGCCAGTGGGACGACGCCCACCGCGGCCCTACCAAAGCGTTCTCCACCGTGGTCATGCCATTCGGCTTCCACAAGAAGAACGACCCCGTCAACAACCAGCACGCGGAGCTTATCGCCACGCGCCGCTATGCCGTGGAAGAAATCTCGCGCGGCTATCGCGTGCCTTTACATCTCCTCGGCGATTTGAGCAACGTCCGCTACAACTCCGTCGAACAGTCGGCCATCGACTTCGCGACGTTCTCGCTCATCCCGCACTGCCGGCGGTGGCAGTTTGCCGTCCGTCGCGACCTGATCGCGGACTCGGCCAACTACTTCGTCGAGTTCGATATGTCGGCGCTCATGGCCGGCGACTACCAGGCCCGCTCGCAGTTCCTGCGAGAGATGTTCAACATGGGCTGCTTGAGTGTCGACGAAATCCGCGGCCAGATCGGCTACAACCCGCTCCCCGACGGCCTCGGCAACAAGCGGTTCGTCCAGGTGAATATGCAACTCCTGGACGCCTTCACCGTCGAGAATCCGACGGGTGCGCCCGGCGAGCCGGCGACGGACGCCTCCGGCGATGACAGCATGGACGATGACGCCGACGAGCAGGAGGCCACCGACGGCAACGACGGGCCGACGCCTGCGGACGCCGCCACCAGCGACCGCTCCGCGGCCGAGGTGCTCTTCCGCACGACGCTCCGGCGGCTCGCGGCCGTCGAGGCCGACGGCATTCTCGAGCGCCGCAACAAGCCGGGGAAGTTGCAGGCGTGGCTCGAGGCCCACGAGCAGCGAATGAAGACCGAACTGCTGGACGCCGCCAAGGCCACTGGCCGCGACATCGAGGCGTTCGTGCTTGCGTGGATGGAAGAGACGAGAAACCGCCTCCTGGAGTGTCACCGCTCCGGCAGGCCGTATGAGGAGGCGACGAAGTCATGGACGGATCGTGCGAACTTGAGCGACGCCTGATCGGCGACTTGCCGGGGCTTGAGGTCAAGGCAGACCAGAATGGCCGCACGGTCATTCGCGGCTACGCCGCCGTCTTTGAGTCGGAAAGCCAAGACCTCGGCGGCTTCGTCGAGATCATCGAGCGTGGCGCATTCGACGACGTCATGCGGTCGAATCCCGACGTCTTCGGAAAATACAACCACACCCAGGTCATCGGACGGACATCAAGCGGCACGATGCGCCTGATGGTCGACGAACGCGGCCTGCGGTATGAAATCGACCCGCCGAAGTCGGCCGCCGCCGTCGTCGAACTCATCGAAAGAGGAGACTGCCGCGGCTCAAGCTTCGCGTTCCGTACCCGCGCAGCGGACGAGTCCTGGACCCGCGACGCCAATGGCCGAATGATCCGCCGGATCAAGAAGTTCTCGTTCCTCGGGGACGCCGGCCCCGTCGACACCCCCGCCTATCTCGCCACCGAAACCTACGTCAGCAAGCGGGCCATCGAAATGGCCCTCGCCGAGAACACCAAGGCCGAGGAGCCTGCCGATGAGCAGCGAGCGGATAGCCCTGTGGTCGAAACTCCTGCGGAGCCTGTTCCGCCGCCGCCAGCCGGCGATGAGGAACGTGCCGCCGTCAGTCTCAAACCTACGGCCGGAATGGCCTCGGCGGCTCGCCGGGGGTTGAAACTCCACGAGGAAGGCAAGTCGGGCGACGGCCTGAAGCCGGAGACGGTGGCCCGCGCGAACCGCCTAGCCCGCCGCGAGGAGATGAACGAGGACTGGGTTCGCGAGATGAACGCCTGGTTCGCGCGGCACGAGTCGGCGAGCAAGTCCCCCGGCTGGGACAAGGCCGGCGAGGAGAAGCCCGGCTTTGTGGCGTGGCTCTTGTGGGGCGGAAACGCCGCCAAGAACTGGTCGGCCCGCAAGGTCAAGGAACTCGAAGGCGAGCGTGATCTTCCGGCGATTGACGAAGAGCGAGACATCGACGAAGAGTCGCTCGAGCCGGCCGCTCCGTCGCCGTCGATGAACGACGTTCGGTCGAAGATCGCATCGCTCAAGGCAACGATGCTGCGGACTCACTTGCACGGCAAGTAGTCCGTACCCTACAAATCAAGATATACGCCCTGCGAAGGATTTCGCAGGGAGCAGTGCGAGCGACTTGAGGATTCATTTCGCGGCGCGCTTGCGGGCAAACCACCCGCCGGCCGCCGCACCTTCGCGATTGGCCGGCTTCACAAGGAGCAAGGCCAATCATGGCGAGCAACCTCAAGCGTCTTCAGGACCGTGCCGCGGCGATCGCCGCCCGGATGACCGAACTGGCCGATGTGGCCGAGCGTTCGGAGGATCAGACCGCGGAACTCCGTCGGCTTTCCGACGAGGCCGACAAGGTCAAGTCCGACCTGGAGTTCGAGGGCAAGCTCGCCGCGAAGGAGCAGGAACTCCGCGCTGTCGTCGAGGCTGCGGCCCCGGCGGCCCCCGCCGCCCCCGTGGCTGCCGAGCAGCCCAAGAAGGTCGAGATTCGGGCGATCAACCCGCATCACTCGACCCTGCGTGCGTTCAACGACGGCCCCGATGCCGTCGAGAGCGCCTACCGCTGCGGCCGGTGGATCAAGGCCACCGTGTTCAAGAACGAGTCCGACATCCGGTGGTGCCGTGAGCACGGCGTCGAGGCCCGCGCCCTCAACGAGGGCAGCAACTCGGCCGGCGGCAGCCTGGTGCCGGAGGAGTTCGCCGCTCGCGTGATCCGTCTCGTCGAAACCTACGGCACCTACCCGGCCGCCGTCGAGAACGTGTCGATGAGCCGGGACACGATGGTGATCCCGAAGCGACTCACCGGAACCACGGCCTACTTCGTGGGCGAAGGCTCCAGCGTGACCGAGAGCGAGCCGACCTACGGCAACGTGTCGCTCGTCGCCAAGAAGTTGGCCGTCGGCTGCCGGATGAGCACCGAGGTGGTCGAGGATACGGCTGGTGTGGTGTCGCTCGCCGACGCCGTCGCCACCGAGTTCAGCACCTCGCTGGCCTTCCGCATCGACCAGTGCGGCTGGATCGGTGACGGCACGAGCACCTACGGCGGCATCAACGGCGTCATCAACAAGATCAACGACGGCACGCACACCTCTTCGGTGGTGTCGGCCGCCTCGGGCAACACGGCGTTCGAGACGCTGGACATCGAGGACTTCCTGGCGGTGATGGGCAAGTTGCCCCTCTACGCCCGCCAGGGGGCGGCCTGGTATGTGTCGCCGGCCGGCTACGCGGCGAGCATCGCCCGCCTGAAGTACGCGGCCGGTGGCAACACCGTCGAGAACATCGGTGCGGCGGCTGGCGAGTCCTTCCTCGGCTACCCCGTGCGGATGGTGCATGTGATGAACAGCACCCTCGGCGCGGACACCAGCAAGGTGAAGGTGCTCTTCGGCAACCTGAACCTCGCCTGCATCTACGCCCGGCGTCGTGACTTCTCGGTGCGGCTGTTCGATCAGGTCTACGCGACCACCGACCAGCTCCTGCTCCAGGGAACGATGCGGTTCGATTCGGTCGCACACACCCTTGGCACGACTTCGGAGGTCGGTCCCGTGATCGCTCTCCGTTCGGCCGCCTCGTGATAACAGGAGCCTCTGAAGCATGATCCACTCCCAGAACCATAAGGTCGTTGCGAACCTCGAGTCGGCCGCTGTCGGCGCGACCGCGACCGCCACGCTGACGATCGACACCATCGGCTACGATCACGCCAGCGTGACCGTGCTGCGGGCCAGCAACGCCAGCACGGTGTTTGCGAACGCCGTGAAGGTCGAAGAGTCAGACGACAACTCGTCCTACTCGAACGTCACTGCCCTGGTGGGCGGCGGTGTCGGCGGCTTCTCGATCCCGGCTGTCACGAGCACGGCCCTGACGTCCGTCCTCAAGCTGGACATCGACACGAAGGCCAAGAAGCGCTACCTGAAGGTGTCCTACACGCCCGGCGCCACGGCGAACGTGGCGATGGTGGCCCGCCTGGGTCGCGCCGAAGAGTCGCCCGTGTCGAACTCCGACGCTGGTGTCATCGGCCGAGTCGTTGGCTAGTCCCGTACAAGCGGGACGGCCATGACGGCCGACAAAGGCGCAAGGATGCGCGCCCGCTCCTCACAAGGAGCGAACCATGCTGCTGCGTGTCGGTAATTGTGAAGCCGAGGTGAAGGTAGCCGCTCTGATGAGCGTCCCTCGCCTCGGCTTCACTGATAATTTCTTCTGCATCTCGCAGGCTCTCGCGCCGCACGGGATCGCCCCGATCAAATACACCGGGGCGTTTTTCGGGCAGTGTCTCCAGCGGACGATGGAGCAAGTGATCGACACGCACGACGTCGTGCTGACGATCGACTACGACACGATCTTCACCGCCAAGACGGTCGAAGCACTCCTCGCCCTCCTGATGCACTCGGGCTTCGACGCCATCGCCCCGCTCCAGACCAAGCGGGAATCGAACTCGGTGATGTTCGCCCTGCCTGGGTTCACGCCCGACGATCGGACAACGGTCGAAAACGACTGGTTCCAGAAGGTCGTGCAGCCCGTCGAGACAGCCCACTTCGGCTGCACGTTCATCCGCACCGCCGCCATCAAGAAGATGCCGAAGCCGTGGTTCCTGGCCGAGGCCAACGACGAGGGGACGTTCACGGGCGGCCACATCGACGAGGACATCTACTTCTGGAAGAAGTTCGCCGCCAGCGGGAACCGCCTGGGCATCGCCACCAACGTCAGTGTCGGTCACGCCGAACTGATGATCACCTGGCCGTCTAGGACAGTCGACGGGGGCAAGGTGCAGCAGCACACGACGGAGTTCTGGAACAACGGAAGGAAGCCGCCGGAAGGAGCCTGGGGGTTTGTGCCATGAAGATTCGCATCCTGAAGCCATTCGCCGGCTACCGCGCCGGCCAGGAGTTTGACTGGGGCGACGGCGCGGCCCGCATCTACGTCGCCCGCGGCCTCGCCGAAGAAATTGGCGAGCGGCGGCTGGAGGCAGCGACCGTCGAGGAGCGGAGCGAGCGGGCCACGATGCCGCAACCGGCCAGGAGGAAGCCGAAATGACCGTCACGATCACCTACGGCTCGCCGGAGTACCCGTCGGCCGGCATCACGCCGTACCGCAGCCTCGTCAAGCACACGGCCCCGGCGGCCTATCCGGTGACGCTCGCCGAGGCGAAGACGCAGTGCCGCGTCGACACCTCCGACGAGGACACCTACCTGAACAGTCTGATCGCGATGGCGACGGAGTACGTCGAGAACGTGCTGGACGTCAGCCTCATCTCCCAGACGCTCGAGGCCCGCTACGACTGCTTTCCCTTGTGGGAGATCATCCTCCCCCGCCCGCCGATGGCGAGCGGCACGGTGACGGTCATCTACCGCGACGAGGCCGGCGTCAGCCAGACGATCACCTCGGCGACGGGGGCTTTTCAGACCGACCACTACGCCACGCCGGGCCGCATCTACCCGGTCTACGAAGGCGTCTGGCCGGCGGTGCGAGGCGACGAGAACAGCGTCGTCGTCCGCTGGCCGGCAGGCTACGGAGCCAGCGGCTCGAGCGTGCCGAGCACGGTCAAGGGTCTGATCCTTCTCCTCGTCGCCCACTGGTTCGAGATGCGTCAGCCCGTGGTCACCGGCTTCAGCCAGGTGCTCCCCGTCCCGCAGACGTTCGACACGCTCCTGGCAGCGTCCGGCTGGGGGGGCTACCGATGAGCCTCCAGGCCCAGGTGCAGGCAAAGGTGCAGGCACGTTCGCAGTTCGCGAACGGCCTGACGACGGAGATCGCCGACCACCCGCTGACGTTCTTCTTCGACGTCGGTGACTGCACGAAGGTCTGGAGCGACCGCCGCACCTTTGAGTCGGGCTTCGACGAGGTCGACTTCTCGGCGATCGGCATCGGCACGGTGAAGTTGCTCTGCCTCAAGAACCTGTCGACGACGAACCAGATTGCCCTGTCGGCCGGGTGGACTGGGAGCCAGTTCAGCGTCTTCCGTCAGGATGCGTCGGCCTGGAACTTCTCGCCGATGATCAACCTCGGTGCATTGACGCTCCGCGGCTACCCGATCCGCGAGGGCGGTGCGTTCATGCTGTCTTGTCCGAACTCGGCCGGCTTCGCCACGACGAGCGGCGGCAGCATCCTCCGCGTCGGCGGGACGACGGGCCAGAACTACGAAATCTACGTCATGGGGACTTGACCGAATGGCACTCACCGCCCAGATCGCCCTCTCCATCCTCGCCCACGAGACGTCCAGCGGTGACCTGTCGCGGACGCTGCGAGCCACGCCGGCAAACTACGCGATCCGACTCACCGACGGCACCGGAGCCAATCAGGCACAGGTGGTGTGGAGCGACGCGCGGACGGCGACGACGTCGAACGACGACCTGACGCTTTGGAACCTCTCCGACACCCGTGACGGAGCCTCTGTCACGGTTGCATTCACGCAGGTCAAGTTGGTTTATGTGAAGAACACGAGCAGCACGCAGGTGCTGCGAATCGGCGGCGCTTCCGGGGTCGGTGCGTTTGCCGGCTTGCCGGTCACCGTCTACGGGACGCTCCCCCCCGGCGGCTGCTACCTACTTACCGCGCCGACGGACGGCGGATTCGCCGTATCCTCCGGCGCGATGGCCTCCGCAGCACGCTTCGCCGCCGATTCCGGCTCCTGCACATACGAAGTCCTGTTCATCGGCGAAGGCACGGTCACATGATAATCGGGACCATGCGTGAGCGGGTCGCGATCAAGTCCCAGACGGAGGTGCGTAAGCCCTCCGGCGAGACGGTCATGGATTGGGACACCACCGTCGCCACGGTGTGGGCGAGCGTCAGCGGCCTCTCGAGCCGGGACATCCTCCAGGCCCAGCAGGCCAACGTCATTGCGACCCACCGCATCCGCATCCGCTACCGTGCCGACGTCACGCATCTCAACCGCCTCATCTGGAGAGGCCGTACTATGGAAATTGCGGCGGTCGTCGAGCGCGACAACCGCACGGCCCTGGAAATCCTGGCCCGCGAGGTGCAGTGATGGCGGTACTCATCGACGCAACGCAGCCGCGTGACTTCGGCGGGCAGTCTGCCAAGCAGATCGTCGAAGGGTTCGTCAGCATCCAGACGGCCGGCGCCCGCGAGGTCGCCAAGGAACTGGAGTTGATGGCCCTACGGGCGCAGCGCGACCCAGGCCAGCTTCGCGCCAAGGCCGTCAAGAAGGCGTCGGAGATCATCAAGAAGGGCTACAAGGCCAAGATCAACAACGTCACCGACAACCTCAATAAGTCGATCAGGACGGAAACCAGGCAGTACGAGGGCGCGACGGTCGCCGTCACAGGCCCGCGAGTCACCGGCCCTGTCGGTGCCGACCCTGAACTAGGGAGCGGGAATCATGCCTGGTTGGTGGAGTTCGGGACCGGCGCAAGAAAGCCTGGCACGCAGGGACGCCGCACCTATGTCAACGTCCATCAGATGATCAACGGGAAGATGAATCGGGCCGGCACGTTCAACAACGAGCAGTTCGCGAGCATGGGCCGAGGATACTACTTCCTCATGGGGTCGAAGAAGGAGCGGACGCGACAGGCCAAGATGGGCGTCGGCTACCCGCACGACTTCGGGTCGGACGCCCCAGGCGAGATGCACCCCGTCGCGCTGAAGCCGGGTGAGACAATCCGCCCCATGCCAGCCCAGAACCTGATGCAGAAGACGATCTCCGAGAACTCCTCGGCCGTCCTGGCGTCCCTCATCGCCAACATGAAGACCTACATCGAGGAACTCCGGTGATCATCAAGCCCGAGGACTACGTCTACTACCGTCTGACGAGCGTCCCCGCGGTCGCCCGCCTCGTCGGCTTCAACGTCTACCCGATCGCCGTGCCGAAGTCGGCGGGGTTCCCGTTCATTGTCTACAAGCGGCAGAACATCATTCGCGAGGCCAGCCTGACCGGGCCGATGTTCATGCCCCTCCTGTCGATCCAGATCGCCTCCTGGGCGCTCACCCACGACGCCGCCAGGGAGTTGGGAGACGAGGTCCGGCTTGCTCTGGATGGCAACACCGGCACGGCAATGGGGGTTACAATCAGTGATATGAGGCTCGTCAGCGAAACTGACGATTTTCTCGATCCTACGGCCGTCGGAGCACAACTCCCGCCGGCTTACGAGGTTAGGCAGTTGTATCAGATCAGGTGGCAAGAAGCCGCCTCGTAACCCTACAGGTCACGACACTGGCGCAAGGAGGCGCGACTCATGGCAGGCGTTTCGGCACAGGGACTCAC